TGATAATAATAATAATAATAATAATAATAATAATAATAATAATAATAATAATAATAATAATAATAATAATAATAATAATAATAATAATAATAAGGAAATAATAATAGATTATGAATATTTAGATAAAAATTTGGGTCAAAATATAATTATAAAAAAAATTCCCTCTTTATGGGTTCCTTGTATTCAATTTGAAAAAAAAATATCTAATTTAGAATTAAAAAAAGAATTTATTGATTTCCATTTTTATGAATGCAATAAATGTAATATCTATAATAATAATAATAAACAAATCAGACTTACTAATAAATTAAATATTATTAAAGAATCTAATTCTAAAATTATGGACAGAATTATTATCGACTACTTATTAACTAGAGAATATAAAGAAAATAATGATTTCTTTATTAATAATAATTATGATGAACATAATATAAATTTAATATATTATGAAAATGAAAATAGCATCTATCATAAAACTATTTTTATTTTTTAATTTCATTTTAAATTTTATAAATTTGTTTATAAAATATTTTTTTTTTGTTTATATAAATAATACTATGTGCGGAATTATTGGATGTCTAAAACGAAATCCTAAAATTAATATTATAGATTTAATATTTAATGCTTTAAATCTACTTAAAAATAGAGGTTATGATTCTTGTGGCGTCTTCCTTAACAACTCTTTTGAAGATTTTTATTTATCAAAATTTGGTATTGATAATAATATTGATCATAATATTTTTGATCTATTATATAATGATATTTCTTTATTAGAACATAAAGAATTATATATGTCTGGTATCGCCCATACTAGATGGTCAACACACGGAGAAAAAACTAATAATAATTCTCATCCTCATTTATCAAGTAATAAAAAAATTTGTTTAATTCATAATGGTATTATTTCGAATTATGATATTTTAAAAAATAAATATTTATCTGATTATATTTTTTCTTCTAGTACTGATAGTGAGGTAATTGTTGGTTTATTAGAATATTTTACTAAACACGAATATAAACTTAATAATTTAGAAATTATTAATAAAGTTAATAACTTATTATTTGGTACTTGGGCTTGTCTTATTTCTTTTACTGACGAACCTAATAAAATTTATTTTATGAAAAACGAAAGTCCTTTATTAATTGCTAAAAATAACGATATTATCTTATTTACTTCTGAAACTTCAGGTTTTATGAATCTTATGGATGAATATATTACACTTAAAGATAAAAGTTATGGTTATTTTGATTTACATTCTGATATTATTTTTGGTGGCAGTGAAACTCATAAAATCACTTTCAAAAATTCTAAAAATGATATTGTTCTTGATAAAATTTATTCTCATTGGATGCGTAAAGAAATTAATGATCTAACACATATTAATTTTAATAATTATAATAATATTCTTTTTGATCCTATTTCTAATAATTTTAGATATAATAATAATATTATTAATCTTAATTTTAATTTTGATATTTCTAATAAAAAATATTTATATATTATTGCTTGTGGTAGTTCTTATTATGCCGGATTATTAGCTAGTAATTATTTTAGATATCTTAAAGCTTTTAATTTTGTTAATTTATTTGATGCTGGTGATTTTAATAATATTCATCTTAATGCTATTGATAATTTAGATGAATTATTAATTTTAGTTATTTCTCAATCTGGTGAAACAAGAGATTTAGTAGTTTGTATAAATAATATTAGAGATTACAATAAAAATATTAAAATTATTGGTATTATTAATGTTATTGGAAGTTTAATTTCTAGATTAACCGATTATAATATTTATACTAATTCCGGTAGAGAAAATGCTGTAGCTTCTACTAAATCTTGTATTTCTCAAAGTATTGCTTGTAATTTATTAGCTATTTATAAAGCTAATCTTAATAATATTCTTTCTTCTAAAGATAATATAAAATTCGGTTATAATTTATTAAAACTTAATGATGATATTATTAATACTATTAATCTTGAAGACAAAATTATTAATCTATCTAAAAAAATTTTATCTATCAATCCTAAAAGTATTTTTATTTTAGGTAAAGATGAATTATATGCTAGTGCACTTGAAGGTTCTCTTAAAATTAAAGAAATTACTTATATTCACGCAGAAGGTTTTGTTATGAGTGCGCTAAAACACGGACCTTATGCATTAATAGAAAAAGATACACCTGTTATTTTATTATATAAGAAAAAAGATCATATTGTTAAAAGTATTTCTCAAGAATTAATTACTAGAGGTGCTTTCTTAATTGAAATTACAAATGATTCTGAAATGTTAGATTTAGATAATGAAATATTAAATTTAATTAATATTCCAGATAATAAAATTTTTACTGGTGTTCTTCATATGATTGTTCTACAACTATTATCTTATAATATGTCTATTCTAAAAAATATTAATCCTGATATGCCTAGAAATCTCGCTAAAGTTGTTACTGTTGATTAAAAATATAATACTAAATTATTATCTTTTTGACTAAAACCGAATATTTTATAAAAATTTATATATTCGTCATTACACACTAATATTATTTTATATACTTGATAATTTATTATTTTATTATTTTTATATTTCTCTTTATCTCCTTTTGTCCTATTTTTACTAAAACTAATTAAATAATTTATTATATTTTTAGCTATACCTAAACCTCTATATTCTGATAATACTACTATATCCTCTATTCTTGCTACACTCTTACCACCTCTTATTATTTTTGGTTCATATATTACAGTTCCAGAACCTAAAATTTTTAAATTTAATATATTATTTTCTGGTATTATATATGCTACATATATTATTCCCATCTCAAATATATTATTTACCAAATCTATAAATTTATAATCTAGAATATTTTCTACAATAGATAAATTTTTTAATAAATTTATATATTCTCTCTTTATTATCTCTATATATAATTCATATTGTTTTATTAAATCCTTCAAATTTATATATTTTATTTCTTCCATTATAACTTTATTATCCAAAATAATTCTACATTTATATTATTTTTTTTATTAAATATATTCTGAACCATACTCTTTACCTCTTTTTCTTCTTCCATATTATTATATTTATTTTCTTGATTAACCATAAAATCACTAAAATCACTAAAATCTACATTATTCATATAATTACTATTATTATTAAACATAAAAGTATCTTCATCTTCATTATTATCATCTATAAATAATTCTGAAAGTGATAATGATTTTATATAATTAATATTTGATATTGATAAATTATTATTTCTAATATATAATTTCTTTAGTGTAGTCGGAAAATTTAAATTTAATTTATTTATATTATTATTATCTACTGATAATGCAAATAAATTATTTGAATAGGTATCTATACTTGTTATAAAATTATCATCAGCAATGAAACATTTTATGGTATCAACCATAAAATCAATTATTTCTATTCTATTATTTCTAAAATCTACTATTTCTATATTATTTGGATAATTATGTATTTTTGATATTCTATTATTGCAAAAATCAACCATTTTTATTTCACTACTACTTATATCATATGTTTCTATACCATTTCCATCAGCTAATAATCTATCCATTTTACAATTATTTAATATCAATGTTTTAATATTATTATCTTCAATATTAAATTCCTCACAATTTAAATTACTTATTATTAATTTACCACTTATTTTATTATTCTTGAAATTTATTTTTTTCCAATTTATATGTGTTAACTTATTTATTAATTCACCATCTGCTAATTCCTTTCCCTCAAAACTTATTGATGGCTTACTCTCAAAATCCTCATTTTTGTGATATCTTAAACTCTCTACTATGTCCTCTAATCTCATTATATAATATATTTTTATCCTATTATATTTAAAAATCAATTTTTTTTAATTAAATTAATAATAAAAATCTTGTTATTATATAATTTGTATTATTCTGTTATTTGTTATTTTGGCGGAAAATCTATTTATAATATTTTTTAGCTTTGCTATTTAATTTTATAAATAGATTTTACCTATTTTGTTATTATATTATTTGTTTTATTCTGTTAATCTGGCGGAAAACTCTTTTATAATATTTTTAGCTTTGCTATTTAATTTTATAAATAGATTTTCCGCCAGAATAATAGAATTAAACAAAAAATAAAAAATAATTTTAATTAAATTTATTTTTTATTATTATTTTTTTTGTTAGATTTAATATTTTTTTTATTATTAACTTTTTTATTATTAACTTTTTTATTATTTTTAGTAATTCTTTTATTAGTATTAATATTAAATTTTTTATTAATTTTAGATTGAAGATTATTCATAATAACATCAAAAAGAGTATTATAAATGTCATCATTATTAGAGGTTTCATTAATTTTAAAGAATTTATAGATAGTAAAAATATTTTTAATATTTTGGTCGTAATTTGAATAAAAAGGAATAAAAACAAATTCAAAATAGTGATTTATATCTTTTTTTTCAAGATTAAGAAGATTATTATTAGAAATAATATCTTTACAATATTTGATAGGAGTATAAAAATAGAAAGCTAAATCAATATCAAAATTAATTTTATCTTTATCCATAAAATTGCAATGAATTACAACACCAGAAGATTTTAAATTATTAATATCATCATTAAATTTAAGCCAATCAATATTTTGCGAATCTTCATAAATTTTAAATTTAATTTCTTTATTATTATTACTGACATCTGTAAAAACTTTTTCAATATATTTATCTTTAATAAGATAATCATTAAGATTAATAATATTTAAACTTGAATCAATACATAAATCTTTAGCATAAGAAGATTTATTAGTACAAGGATAACCAATTAATAAAATAATTAGCTGATTAAAATATTTAAGATAAGCTTCTATTAAATTCATTTTATAATTATTATATAAATAATTAATATATAAAAAAATATTATGGCTGTAATTAACAAATCTATTTTAGTTTTAATAACAGTATTACATTTAATTATTGTTTTATTTATAGTAATAGCACCATTTACTAACTCTAATTATTTATTATTATTATATGTTATAACAGTACCATTTATAATATTACATTGGGTAATGAATAATAATACTTGTAGTTTAACAGTAGCAGAAAAATATATAAGACAAAAAACATACGGAATAATATTAAATGATGATGATTGTTTTACATATAATTTAATTGCACCAATATATGATTTTAATAAAAATTATGAAGCTTTTAGTAATTTTATTTATATTGCTACTATTTCTTTATTATCTTTAGCTAGTTATAAACTTATTTATAAAGTTTATAATGGAGAAATAAAAACTATTGCCGATTTTTCAAAATTATAATTAAGCACATAAACTTGATGTTGAACTGCTATTAATACCTTCTAATCCTTTGGTATCTTTGCTTTTAACAAAAACATTTGATCCACCCTTCATATTTTTTTTTTCTTGTAATTCAGTTATACTTCCAAGTGTATCTGAATAATTACCACCTCCATTCATATTTTTATTTGTCATCGGATTAATTGAAGATCTTAAAGTAGTAATAGATTGTGATGAAATACTTTCCGATTTTTCACTCTTACTTTCTAAATTTCCACCATTTTGTTTTATAAATATATTATTATTTACTGAACTAGTAGCAGAATAAGAATTATTATTTGGCATATAACTAGAAGTCATATCATCTAAATCATTATTTAATCTAGTTCCACCATTTTGTTTAATAAATACATTACTATTATTATTTACTGAACTAGTAGCGGAATAAGAATTATTATTTGGCATATAACTAGAAGTCATATCATCTAAATCATTATTTAATCTAGTTCCACCATTTTGTTTAATAAATACATTACTATTATTATTTACAGAACTAGTAGCAGA